TAAGCACCCATGTCGTTGTGATTTACAAAGTATACATTTCTGATACCTCCAATGCTCTCGCGACACTCTAATGCTCTACCATTTGCTATTAAACAAGCCATATTTTTAAGTATTTAAAAAGTAGAGGCTTTTACACCCCTACTCAATTATTAATTATTATGCGTAATAAACGATGTCAGAACCGTTTGCGTAACCTACACCTGCATTCCACTTCATAACTAAACGAACATTGTCAGAACCATCGTTCTCAGTCATGTCGATTACTTTAACCTCTGCCATGTCTGAAGCTAAGTCAGTTGCAAAGAATAAGTTTGATTTACGAGCTGCAATCATTTTATCAGCTGCCATACCAGGTGCTAAAACTAATTTAGTACCCTCAAAGTTAGCCTCAGTAACTCCTGCGTGGAATTGGTCTTGGTAACCTAAAGCTGCTTGAGCTGAAATATAAAACTTCATTGCTGCCGTACCTAGATAAATAGCTAAATCTTCTTGTCCGTAGTTTTTATCTGTGATAGCATCACGAACTCTACCTAATTCTGCAACAATGTTAGCAGCAGTTAATCCTCCACTTACTTTTGCTAAATCAACAACAGCACTATCTGCTGCTAATTGAGTTTGGAAACCATCGAATTGACCATTTGTAGAAGTAGCACCTGCCCAAATTGATTGCTCAACTTGTTGCCCTACTAAAGCACCTGCATGACCTACAATGTACTCTTGGAAGTTAGCTGGTAAAGTACCATCTACACCTGCACGCATTGTAGCACCTGCATAAGTAGAAAGCCAATCTTTCTTACAAAGCTCTTTATTCAATGCAAAGCCTTCAGGAATAAGTGCCTTCTCTACATAAGTTACATCGCCTGCATCTGTAAAGTCGCAAGTTGCATCTTTTACTGATGATGCTGATAAGTCAAAGTTCTTTAAATTTACTTTGAACGATACATTAGGTAATACTGTGATGTTACCTTTTGCTAATGTTTCACCACTTAATAGTGATGCTGAAATAAAACCTGCAGCCTCTTCGCCTGCGTACAATTTCGGTGTTATTGAATCTGCCATTACTTTTTATTTAGATTTGTTAATGTTATATTGAACTTTTTGTTGTGAAGTTAATCTTGAAAATTCCAAAGGAGATAACTCAACTCTGTTAAAATTACCTTCAGGACTTGGTTTAATTTCTTCGCCTACTTTCTCGAACTCTTCTACTTTAGTTTCAAGCTCTTTTGCTTCTTCTTGTACTGACTCATACTTTTCTTTCAAAGTATTAAATTCAGTTTTGATAGTCGCAAACTCTTGTACTAAGTTTTCAAGAACTCCGATAGCTTCAATTAGAGCATCTTTTGAATTGTCAGCATCTTGCATTTCTTCAGCAGGTGCTTCTTCTTCAACTTCCTCTACTGCTTTAATTTCAGCAATAATACCTTCTTCTGCTACCACTAGAAGTGATCCATCAGCTAAAGCATATTCGCCTACTGGCAAAGGTTGTTTTTCTTCTTCTACCATAATGAATACGGCAGCACCAACCTCCATAGAATCAGCACTTACAATAGTACCATCTTCTAAGGTAATATCCTCAAACTTCATTTGTTCAGCAGCTTCTGATAGCTCTTCTTTAGTTACTTCCTGCTCCATTCCGAGCAAAACTTTGATTTTGTTTAGTGTTTCCATCTGATTAATTTATATGAATAAATAGTAATTTTATTGCTTTGTTTTAAATTCGCTATCTCTAATGATTTGCCTGATAGCTTCTAAGCTCTGTTCCTCAGTCAATTCTGTTTCTCTTTCTGTAAAGTTACCCTCTACTGAGAAACCTTTAACAACACCCTCTTTAATGTAGTTCTGCCACACCTCTTCGTTGTCTATCTTCATACAAGCAACCCAAGTTCCAACAGGATACTCTAAACCAAAGGCTTGTGTCTTGTCTTTCTTGCTATCTGATACGATCCATGTTTCAATAGTTGTTATACCTTGCACCGTTCTTGCATGGTCTATCGTTGTAGATTGATGCTTTGATTGTTGCATATATCTCTGAGCAATCTCTTTAACTGTTTCTTTAGAGAACCAACACTTGTATTTATCTCCGTTATTATCTACTCGCAATATTTCCATGTCAGGAATCATAACTGCACCCATAACAATACGCTCATCGTTATCTACTGTTGCAAACTTTTCTTTTGCTTTTGAAAAGTACATAAAATCCTCTTCTATCGCAGGTTGTTCCACTAAGCTAATAGCATAAACACCTAAATCTTGTTCGTTCTCATCAATTATAAACTCTACTACTTTCATTACAATGTTCTTTGATTATTAATATATGATTGAGCCTCTTGGCTATCCGTTACATTTTGAGCAATTACAAAGGCTTCTACTGGCTGATTAGCTTGACCATTGATACTATCAACTACATCTCCCAAACCTGTTGCAGCAGGTATTGAGGCTGCTATATTACCACCTACAGAACTAACTCCTGAAGGAACAGAACCTCCCCCTCCATCGCCTACATCTGTACTTAATATGGTTTTAACATTAGCTAAACCCGTAGCAATAATAGCTGCTGCATTAATATAACCGATAGGAGTACCTGCACCAGCAGCTAATGCTTTGGTTGCACCTAAATAAGTAGAGATTGTTGCTTCTGCAACTGCTAAACCTTTACTATCTCCTGCTAACTTACCAAGTGAACCTGCTAAACCACCAACGGCTGCCAAAGTTTCATTATTAGTATCAATAGTTGCTTGAACCTTTGCCTTTTCAAGGGCTTTTTCTTTATCAGCTTGTTCTGTTAATACATCTAATGTCTTTTGTGCAAAAAACTCTCTAACACTAGCTTTCTGTTCTTCTGTTGCATTTAGTCTTTCAAGTTCGGCTAACTGCTTCTGTTTTTCAGTTTCAATAGCTTGTAATTCAGTTTGCTCTCTTTCAAGTTTAAACTTGTTCACTATTAAATCTTTTGCAGTTTCTCTATCTTCCTCTTGTTTAGCTAAACGGTCAGATTCTATTTTGTCATCTGCAATCTTTTTATCTGCAATTACTTTTTCTGCATCTGCCTTTACTTTGTCGGCTTCCTCTTTTGCTTTTGCTTCTTCTTTTTCTCTTGCTAACCTTTCGCTATTAATACTCTTCTCAAAATCATTTACCTGAGTTACTACCTTTTTTCGTTGCTTAATAGATGCAGTTTCTAATTCAATAAGCCTAATTTTTGCTTGATTCAATCGCTCTAAATCTTCCTCTAAGCTCTCTCCTAAACCAACCTCTTCCTCTACTGCTGCAACTCTTCTTCTTTGCAACTCTAATTCCTTCGCAGTAGTTTCTTGTTCTAAAGCTAAAGCATCTTTTAACGCTTGTAATCTTACTTCATTACTCTTAGTTTCATCTTCTGCTAATAGTAAAGCTTTAGCTATCTCCTGATTTGTTTTAGCCTTCTCAATATTAAATCCTCTAGTAGCATCTTTAACATCTTGTAACTCCTTTTTTAGTCTTGCTGCTGCTTTTGATTCTTCTATAATTTCATCAGAAATGCCCGACAAAGCACCTTTCACATCTTCGGCAGCACCTTTAAAATCTCCTGAGAAGACTTTAGCAATAGCACCACCTATTTTACTAATGCGATCCGTTAAAACTGAAATAGCTGCACCAATCCCTGCAAAAGCTTGTTCTAATAACTCAGCACCTTTTTTAGTCTTTGTGAAGTAAGATACAAGCGAACCAACAACTACAACAAAAGCACCAATCCCCGTACTTATTAACCCAGCTTTTATACTACCGAATAGTAATTTACTTACCGTTTTAACCTTCAGCATCGCACCCCTAACCATATTCATCGCTCCACCTAAAAGCGTTGTTTGTGTGGTTGCTTCTTTTGTGCCTGAGGTTACTTTCTTTATATCTTTACTTGCCTTATCATTGGCAACTAAATCGAGCCTTACTTCTTCAGCCATAATTCCATTTTAAATTGTTTCCACGCTTTGCGTATTGTTTTAGGATATTCATATAATCCAAATGCTATTGCATTCTTCTTATCGACTTTTATCTTCCCTTTATTTATTCCTCTTATTACCTCGTTTATCATTTTACTACTCTATTGATATGTAACCACCATAAACCTCATCCGTAAGGTTGCTTGTATTTACTTCTATTGATAAATAGTTTCTACTCGTACCTACTAAATCTGTTATATCAAGCTCTAAACCAACAGTTCCTGAACCTATAAGAGTGGTTGCATCTGTTGTTATATCACTACTATATACTCTAAATGGGAATCCCGATGAACCAAATAAGGTTACTTTTGTAGCAGTAGTACCTTGTGGTATTATTTTAATTGCATACATTAATTGCGATGTACTACTTAATCTAACACTACCACCATTATCATTTGTATAAACATCTGTACCTGCTCTATTTGTTAGTTTAAATTCATTAGGAGTTATGTTTATGTAATTTGCAGCCGTTCCTCCTGATGTAAATTCTGTTGAAGGATAAGAAGGAGTCTTTGTAACCCAACCTACCGACTTGCTACTATCATTATAGGAAAGTATTGTATTATCAGCAGGAGTTGTATCGCCTATTTGTGTTACTGTACCTTTTAAAGCAATTTCATTATCTTCTGTTCCTATTATTATTTCATTACCTGAATATGTTACTGGAGGTTGCTCAGGATTATCTGTAATAACATTAAAATTCCACCAACATTGAGAGCTTATAAATGACAAACCTTCTGCTTCGCAACATACTTGATTAGCTGAAACACTACCACCTGCTTCATTTACCCAAGATGTTGTTCCGTTTAAATTATATGTAGAAATTGTATCTTTGCATTCTTCATCTACAATATTATCTGAACTTACATTTATATCAAGTATTTTAATAAGCTCAACTCTTGTTGAATTATCAACACCCATCGCATAGCTTGAAATCTTATTTACTCGCCAATAGGAATCCTTTATAAATATTTTATCGTTATACTTAAAACTAGATATATCTTGTGCAGTTAAATGAAAGTTTGCACTCATTATCCGAGCATCTTTGTTGTATATATTACTTAGGTATTTTCTCCAATAATCATTATAAACATCGTTGCTTGTTTGCGTAGCTACTAAAGAATCAAAAGAAAATGTATCTCTTGACATAAACCTAATATCCTTATCCGTTGCTTGTACTTGCGTACCACTCATTGAGTAGTGATGAGCAAAAGGATATTCAGTTTTATTAGTGTAGTTTCCTGTTGCTTCTGATAATATCTTATAATTACTTGAAGGAGGTAATTGTTTTTTACCTGAATAGTAAAATAACTTTGGCTTTGTTTTTAAAATTTTAGCCTCTCCATCTGCCCACTCAAAATGTTTTGCAATATACATTTGATTGTTGCTCATTTTTTTAGGTGCAAAACTTGAAAATATAGTTGGGATCGTTAACTCCCCACTTCCAAAATCGCCATAGAAATCAAATTTCTTTTGGTTATATATTCCACCTTTATGATTTTGCCAATAATGATTTAAAGTATCTGAGTCCTCTAAGTCTTTAAGGTTTAAAGATTTGTTTCTTATGGTTGTTGTAGGTTGTATTTGGATACTCTTGTTTTCATCTAATTTATCAGTCCAATCTTTTGAAGTTCCTGCATCGTAATAATCCTGCAAAGGAATTATATTTAGATTTTTAGGATTTTCATTATCGACCTCAACTATTAGATTGTATCTAGCTAGAATTGACTTAATAAAATCAATTTGGTTATCCTCAGGCATTATATTGTTTCCTGCTGAGAAATCAACTTCGCCACCTTCAACTGATGCAGGTGCAGAAGCTAACCGAACAAATGAATCATATAAAGTTCCGTTAATAGTGCTATTATTTAAAATCTGCTTAGTTCCAAATGATGAACCTAAACCTGTAACTCTAAATGTAACTACATCTCCTGCACTTAAATTTATACTTGCTTCATTACCAGTAAATACATCAATACCAACTGTATTTGAGCCAAAATTTAAAGGAATTGAATCTATATAAACATTTCCATTCACATACATAAGGACTAATGCAGCACTTGTATCTGCAACAGTTGTATTTACTACTAATTGAGTAACAAAAGAATATTGACCATCATGAGCCACTACATAAGAATTATTTGTAGTGTTAAAATTGTTGTTAGTATCATAGTAACCACTAGATGTTGTTTCATCATCAAAATCAATAGTAATAC